CCATCAGGGAAGTCCTCCAGCATACGAATATAGTTCATAGCCATCAGGTCTTCTTCGAGAATCTCCTTCAGCTCACGCGACCATACTTCGGCACGGGTGAGGAGGGAGACGTTGTTAGTGGTCATTGCCATCTGTCTTCTCCTTAGTTGGAATAGAACCTATCACCAAGGCGTTGTCGGTCTTGGACCAGAGCATTTTGCACCTTAGGTGAGTAGTACTGTTTTGGGTTAGACCTACGAAGCTCTTGGTAGTAATTCCAATTACGTTCAGAGGTCTGGTTGAAAGCTGCCGTAGTATTCACCGAAGAACTCGGTACAGGATTCTTTTCTACAGCAGGAGAGTCCCCTACCAAGCGCATAAAAGCAGACGGGCTTTCTGTAGCAATTTCTTGTAGACGGTCAAGCGACATACCAAGTTCTTTAGCACGTTCCTGAACGACTTTACTTGCTTCAGTGCCGTAAGCTTTTTCGAGCGTTTCCTGGACTTGGTCCAAGTTCTGCTTAGCAGTTTGTTGTTGCTCACGCTTGCGGATCGTCTCTTCAACAAGGCTTTCCAAATCACCCGCGTCTCCAGTGGTGTTCTGGTCGGCGGCACTACCTTCAGTTTCTTGTTGTTGGGCATCTGCGTTGTTCGAGGAGGTAGGGGCCTCGGCCTTGCCTTGCAGTGTTTCGAGAAGAGTTTTGGCGTATTCGTTCTTAGACAGATCGCCACGGAGTTCTTCAAGCTGACGCTCAAGCTCCTTAATGTGGTTGTCTGCTTCGACCTTACCCTTAGCAATAACTTCAGGGTCTTGCCACTTCTCGCCTTTCGCCTCTACAAGCTTCTTAACAAAACTCTCTTGGGTTTCGGGAGTCTGTTCTTCTGCTTGGTTACCTTCGGCTTGCTGTTCGGTTGCAGCTTGCTCGAATACATTTGACATAGTTAGTCCTTTGTGAGTGAAATGAGATTTAGGACACGACGGATGGCACGGTTATGCCCATTCACATCGGCCTGCTCGTAAGCCCAACTAGGATTTTGGTAGTCAGGCTCATATTCTTGGAAGTCATTCTCCAAGACTTCAGCCAGCAAATCAAGTACTTCCTGATTAGCCAACAGAAACTTTTTGCGTTTTTCCTTTTGGTCCTTTGTTAGACCTTTAAGCCACGCTGTGTGCATTACTTCTTGCCAGCCTTTTTGTCCCTACCGGGACGTGCCTTAGGGCGCTTCTTGTACATCTGTCCTTTACCGGGCATTATTATAATCCTTGTTCTGCTTTGATTTGGAGGTCTTCCTGGAAGTCAGCTTCTGCATCTGACATAGCTTTCTGAGTCTCAGTCTGTTCAAACACAGTGACATTCTCACCGTAGAGATTGCTTTCATTAAGCTCTTCAGAAAGAATCCTTGCGATAACCTTACCAGACAAATGCACACCAACTGTCGGGTCTGCCGCCTTAATCTGCATAAGCTGGTTGAGTGTTTGTACACGCTGAGCACGTTGAGAGAAGTGACGTGCACCTTGCGGGACAATCTTACCACGAGCAGTGATGTCTTCCTTAGTGATGTTGGAGAACATCTGTACATTCAATTCTTCATCAAATACAGAAATGACATCAATAAAGTTCATATTGCGACGTGCAGACTCCAGCATAGAGTTCAGGATAGGCTCAAGGAACTCCATCTCAAACTGAGCAGCCTTGTGGTTAAAGATACGGTTAGCTGCGTTGTCCAGCGTCTGTACCTCAAATGCAGTCTTCTCCCCAGGTGTACGAAGGCCCATAGCCATACGAGGAGCACCAGCAAGTTCCTCCATCTTCTGCTCAATCACCTGGATTTGCATGTCAGCGTTAAGGGCAGTCGAGTCAGGGACCATAGGGGCAACATCACCCTCTTCACCCATGTAGATACGACCACCAGGCTCATACTCGAAATCTTCTACGTCACCACGAATCTTAAGAAGCGGGAGTGCGATTTGATCAAATACGTCAGCCTTGAGGTTTTCCAAATGGTCAATACGGTACTGCATACCTACAAGATTGTCCAGAGGCCCCATAGCGTAGAGGTTGTCAGGACGGGTACGCCAGCCAGCATGGAAGATAGGAGCAGTGCCAAGCCAGGAGGGATTAGCCGTATCACTGATAACGTAGGCGCGGTCTACAACAGTAATGATACGGTTCTTGTGTAGTTTCTGCTCGTGACGATCAAACATATCGCCGTAGAACGTGAGGAACTCTACGTAGCTGGACTTGTAGTATTTCTCAATCGAACCAAACCCATCGGCAATAAACCCTTGACTCTTGTCTGTTTGAGCAGCAGAGCCTACCTCACTACGGTTGTGAAGCATACGCTCAAAGATGTTTTGGAGTTCAGGGGTGTCTTCAAACTCGTTTGCTACCTCACCCAGTGTCTTAATACTACGGACAATCTTAGGGGTGTGGGAGAAGTCAGCGGCTGTAGGGTCGAAGCAAATGTCATAGGGACTGATGCGGACCATACGGGGGCCTACATAGTTCGTTACTTGCTCACCGTTCTCCAGCATCGTGTAGTCTGAGAAGAAGTCTACAGTAGCAAAACAGTTGCCAGTAAGGATGTAGTCATCAATAAGGCGCTCAGCAGTCTTACGGAAATCACTCTGCTCAACCTTGTTAGACATGTACGTCTGAATAACATCACGCTTTTCTTTAGTAGCTGAAGCGTCATCCTCTGCCGACCAACGCATCCACTTCTCTTGAGGGAATAACGCTGACGTGTAGTTTGCTTTAAGGTTGTCGTAAATCTGTGTGATCTTAGGAGTGGTCGTGCTGTTAGACCAGGGCAGCTTGCTGTTGGAAGTCGTACGTGTGTCAGTAGCGTACACGTAATCACGCAGCTCCTTTTTCTCTTCCAACCAACGACGACGATAAGTGTTCCACTCCTCCCACTGCTCAGCAATCTGGGTGGCCTTGGCGTCAGCGTTTACTAGATTGTCAACATCGAGAGCGCGTTTCATTCTACTGTAATCCTAATCTTTGTGTTAGTATAGCACAAGTTGTTGCTGTTTGTCAACACTTAAAACGCATTACTCTTCGAAAGATTTATATCTGACGGGAGAACTTGCAAATTCCAAGGGACGTGTAAGCCAGAAACATTCTCACCATTAATAGGTACGATATGGTCTACGTGGTAGTCTTGTCCTGACACACACTTTAGGTCTCTTGCTAACCAGTACTTTTCCTTCATCTGAGTCACTTGTTCTTCAGTCAACCAAGAGGGTGTTGCTTTACTTTGTTTGTTGTAGTAGCGTATTTTCTTAGCTTTATAGGCTTCTTTGTTTTCTTGGTAGTGTCTTTGCATTCTCTTTCGGTACGTGTCTTTGTTCTCTAACCAATTTTTACGTACCTGAGCCTTATGGCATTCACGACATTGATTGTAATGCCCGTCTTTGTAGCGTTTGTTCTTGTGAAAACTTTCGATAGGCTTACGTTCATAACATTTGTTACATTCTTTTATCACAAGGCGCGTCCTCCAAAACGAGAATGCCACAAGACATTACCATCCCTAGTCGTAGAATTAGGTCTCATTTGTTTAGCAGGTTTCACCGAGTACTCAATGGCAGTAGCCAAAGCATCTTTAACGTCATCATGAGGAGGGTTGGTAGACATCAACTCTTCCTCTAGGGTTTGGCTTTCACCGCCTTTGTAATGATACACCTGCAAGTTATCGTAGCGAGGTGAAAGAATGGCCTCCATGCGCTCCTCTTTTGAGCCTTGGTTTCTAGTGGGCCGTACTTCTTCCACTTTAATTGCTAACCCGTGAGGTGCAATATAATCACTCTTAAGGGATTTAACAATAGCTGACTGAGCGGCGGTAACTTCTGCTGCTAATCGTCTAAAACCCCAACGGTTATAAAGTGCAAGTATCTGACGAAAGTACTCTGAAATGTTCTCTGTCTTGAATCGAACAATATCCAAAACGTATATGTCATTGTCGGCGTCTACACCAATAACAACAATAGCAGTATAGTCTGCGGTCTTACGTGTTGAGTAAGCAAAGTCGATTGAAGCAGTGAGATTCAGACGTTTACCAGAATAGTACCAGTTACCTCCCTCTTGTTTCAAAAACTTTCTTTCGTAGTATTGGAACTTGTCTGCTGTAACAGGCTGGTCATCTGGGTTTTGAGGTGAGTTGTAGTACTGCGCCCGAAACTGTGTCTTGTCAAGGTACTTACCGCGCTTCTGCGCCAAGATTCTACGG